CCATATCGGATGCGTCTGTTATACCTAACTGTTTTACTTTTTCAGGCGATAAACGTTGATATAAAATTTCTTGACTGAGCATTTCAACTAACATTTGGTTTTCTCCAGTAAGACCTATTGTATAAAGACTATCATTGACAAATTCTGGAGGGTCAAATGAAGCAAATGTATAATGTGTTCCACTGTATAATATAACGCACTTTCTTTTATAAAATTCTCCTTGAATTTTTATTATAGGACTAATTATTAACCTAGATAGGTTTGTATTTCTCTCATAATTTCTTCTAGGAAATTTAAAAATAATATATTCTGAAAATCTACTAATTCTATCAAGATTTTTGTTCCATGAATTAATAACATATTCACCTCTTTGTTTTTTGTCTTCCAATATTCGACGATTTATTGTTTGTGCGTTATTCCAGTTTAAATTAATATTATCACTTGTTTTAAGTAATTTTTTAATATTGTCAAAACCCAAATACCTATTTAAATAGTAAATATAAAATTGTTCAGGATTATTGTCTTTATTTTCTCCAGGAAAAATTCCTTCAAAAAATGTTTTATATTCATTAGATTCTATGGTAGGTATGTTTATACCAGAAAATGCTTGTTCTAAAGAATCTCTTAGTATTCGAATTTGTTCCAACATATTTAATACCCAATTATCTATTATAGGTTGACGATTGATATTTGGTGTGGCATTAGTAGGGAATACTAATCCACCAAGGATAGGCTGTTCCAAACGTTCAATACAATTTTGTATACTTATTGTTTGTATATTTTCAACCCTTCCAGAAATATTACTAGATTGAATATTTCGTTGAACCCCAGTATTTGGACTATATACATCATATATTTTTTCTGTTCCAGTAGTTGGGTTAACTGATATTATCATGGCATTATATGTATTAGTACTAGCAATATGTTTAATATTTACAAAATCCCCAACCTGTAAATTTAATTTATTCCCAATGTTCGTTTTGGGGGGCTCATAGTAATTACCTCCAGCTGATATATCAATAAACGGTAACTTTGCTGGTTTCTGTTGAGATAATATTACATCAGTAAACCTATTTTTATCATTTTTTGAATTGTCAAACCAAAATGTAATTCTATTAATAATGTTTGATATATATTTTCCCAACCCAATATCATCTCTTATCTCATCGTTTCCAATATTATTAACTTCTGTCATAGTCATTAACCGCATAATAGCTTCATCAGCAGCCTGTTGTGTACCAAATTCTTCAGCAACTACAGACAATGGAAAAAGGAATAACAACGGACGAATATTTGCAGTATCTTCTGCTGTTACTTTATTTGAATCTTTACCAATATAAGAAAATATTTGTTTTAATAAGTATTTAAAAAAACTACTAACTTGTGGTATGGTAAACGCATCATGTAATTTTGTTTTGTCATTTATATTTGTAACATTATCTTTTCTATTTAGTGAATTTGAAAACGACATCCATTGTTGTTGATATTTGTACCAATTGGAATCTTTATCAGATTTTTGTGTTGATGTCATTTTACTAGCGCCTTTTTTACTTTCATCCTGAATCAACATCTGAATAAAACTATACCATGGTTGGGTTTCAAGCCATGTTAACATTTCAGGTTTATCATTAGAGCTAGCCATAATCTCATCTTTAAATCCTGTAATTCTAAATAAAAAATTTAAAGTTGAATTACCCCAGCATGTGTTTCCAACATTTGGCAGCCCTATATTGCCTCCTATTTGAGTAGAATTCATTTTTACAAGACTGCCGCCTTTACCACACGATGATTCATTATTGCCATCATCCAATTCAGAAGCAAATTTACTATTTCTATTGATATACTCTAGAACCTTTTTAAATGATGTAATATATAGAATTATGTCCTTGTATAAAATGGCTGACATAGTAGTCAAATTGTTATCAGTAAATAATTTATTTTCAAGGTTGAATCTATTAAATATTTCGGCTTTCATTTCATCAGTTATATCACCACCGTTAATTCTTGGAACAAAATTATTAAAAATGTAATCATCTATATAATCATTCCATTGGAATTCGTCTTTGTCTGGAAAAATTGTAGAATCGTCAAAATTATCAGGTAATGTCATTTGACTCCATGTAGCATCGTCACTATACATATCAGCCTTTATATCATTATTTTTATCTGTAATAGTCCCTTCTTTTGTTGATACAAATATTAAATTAAATATATATGGTTTCCCTTGATATGTTATTGGTCCAATTTTTTCAGGACCAGTCATTGGACCATAATATTTCCAACTATTTTGAAAAAATATGATACCATTATTTTTACCAGTTGAAGTTAATTCGGGGTCTACAGCTAAATATTGTAATGTTATTGGCTCTCCTGCTTTTTTTAAGCCTGTACCTCTACCTAATTCCGAGTCTGATTCTTCTCCTGATTCCGAGTCTGATTCTTCTCCTGATTCCGAGTCAGATTCTTCTCCTGAGTCCGTATCAAAATCAATTACTGTATTTTCTCCAAATGTTACTCCCTTTTTAACGTCTTCTAACATTTTAGTTATTTTATTAGAGCCTGTAATTCTGTTTAAAGCATCTCTGCCTTTTCTACTATTTGCTAATGCGGCAATACCAAGCACTGACAATACGCCAATCAATCCACCAGGACCCAACATATCTATTAAAGATGTTGGGTTTCCACATGTAAGTGTAATAGTATCATCGTACATATTATTATATGCTTCCCATATATTAATCATTACTCCTGAATATGGTAGATTATATTGCGCGCTAACGTCATATTCTTGTAGTGGTGTCTGATTGATAAAAGGATTGTCCTTTAAACTAATAGTTTGTAGTCCTGATTGAACTGGTCCTGGTAGTGCTAATTGGTTGTTTTGTAGTGCTAATTGATTACTATAACCAAGTTGTAATTGATTTTTTGGTACTTCAACTGTTTTTGGTACTTGATATGGTTGATTAACAGTGGCAAGTCGAAAATCATATTTTTTATTGGTAGTTGGTAATATGTTGGGTAAATTATATTGTGGATTATATCCAAGTTGTAATTGGTTTTGTGATGATGAATCAACTGTTTTTGGTAGTGCTAATTGCCTGTTTTGTAAGTCAACTGTTTTTGGTACTTGATATGGTTGATTAACAGTGGCAAGTCGAAAATCATATTCTTTATTGGTAGTTGGTAATATGTTGGGTAAATTATATTGTGGATTATATCCAAGTTGTAATTGGTTTTGTAGTCCTGATTGAACTGGTCCTGGTAGTGCTAATTGGTTTTGTACTCCTGATTGAACTGGTCCTGGTAGTGCTAATTGGTTGTTTTGTAAGTCGACTGTTTTTGGTACTTGGGTTGGTTGATTAACAGTGGCAAGTCGAAAATTAAATTCGTTATTCGCACTTGGTAATGGTACTAGTTGATTAGTAGTTTGCGGTTGTGAATCTATTAGTAATTTTGGAGGTAGATTTGTTTCCAACCCAAACCCTACCGCATTACCGTCACCCAAAACGGTAAAGAACTTAGCAAATTGTATTTTATCATTGCCAAAATTAGGAAACAATATACAAACATTATTTAAGAAATTTGGATTATTTAAAACACTATTTATAAGTTGTGTAACATTTGGTGTCTTTATAACTGATGTTATTAGTGAGTTATAGTCTAATTGACTTCCTTGTTGATTTAAAGAACTAGTATTTGATTTGTCCAAATTGGCTAGTTGTGTAAAGTATCCCTCAGGTACTAGTTCAGTGCTATAATTTGTTCCAGGAAGCGCTAATTGTTTTGGACTACTATCATTTGATTTGTCCAAATTGGCTACTTGCTTAAAATATCCCTCAGGTACTATTGCATTGCTATTATATTTTCCAGGAAGTGCTTGTTGATTTAAAGAACTAGTATTTGATTTGTCCAAATTTACTACTTGCTTAAAATATCCCTCAGGTACTATTGCATTGCTATTATATTTTCCAGGAAGTGCTTGTTGATTATTAGGCAGTGCGTTTTTATCAAAGTTGTATCCCTTAGTTACCATTTCAGTGCTATAATCTATTCCAGGCTCGTCAAAACTGTATCCTGGGGGAGTCATATAACTTTCATTGTCTTCATTCAAATATGTTAATCCAGGCAGTGTTTGTTGTTTAGTTTTTATTTTTAATGGTTTTAATTTTGGTCCAGTAGTTGTTGAAAAAGCTAATTTACTATTATCTATATTATCTATAAATTTACTATTATATTGGTCTGATAATACTGTAAAAGTATTTGGTTTGTTTACATATTTAGACAATTGTCCATTTATTTTTGCTATTTTTAAAAATTTTAAACACGTAATTTTGGGGTCTAATGTATAAGTCAATAAACCAGATATATTTTCGGCATATACACTATTAAAATTAACATCAATCAATTCTGGAATAACACTTGGAGCTTGATTAAAACTAGGAGCTTGATTAAAACTAGGAGCTTGATTAAAACTAGGAGCTTGAATAACACTTTGATTTAGATTATTTACTTGAGGTGTAAAATTATCAAATGCTCTAATAGTGCGAGGTATATTAATTTTATCAGGTTTGATAGAAACATTACTATTTAGTTCTGGATTAAAACTTAGATTTTGACTCTCTGAAACATTCCCATATATAACAGCTACATCTAGTAAATCTGATTGGTTCATACCACGAGCCAAATCATAATTTTGACTAGAATCTGAACATGCTTCAGAATTAGTCATAGATGATAATAACAATACTATAAAGATTACTAATACCAATCCAGTGATTGTCCCACCTTTTTGCCCCCCTTTTTGCCCCCCTTTAAGTAAATTGTTGTATGAAATTTTTGGCCAAATTGTATTGTCGCAAACTCTAAAAAGTGTGTTAACCATTTCTCCTTTATTTGACATTTCACATGGAAACGTCAATATTTGTTTTATAGTATTAGAAAAAGTGTCTTTATCTGAAAAAAACATCGCAATTTGAAACAAAAATTCATTGTTAGGGTTTTTCTCTAACGTGTCAATTAAATTAGTTCTAAAATTTATAAGTTTAGAAATGAATTCAATCATCTTACTGTTGTCATTTTCATTATTGTCAACACATATTCCAAATAATTTTTCTAATAAAAATGGAAAAATGGACATGGCAAATACTGATAATATTAGACTTGTGATGTTAAATTGTGTTTCCATTGTTTCCATTTCGTCATCTTCTTCTGAGCCTTTAAAGCTTTTAAATGATTCATCTGAGTCAGATAGGTCACGGTCATCTTCATCTCCTAGGGCTGAAGAAAAGTCTGATATATTAGTATCGCTATTACTACTTTCATCTGCTGACGATGAATAATCAATATTTCCATCATCTGATGATGAATAACTTTTTTGATTTTGTTGCATAATAATATTTATATATATAAATATTATTTATTGTGTTATTTATTGTATAAATATACAATTAATCCCGATGCTGCTAACAAAACAGTTGTATAAATTATTTTTTCCCGCCAGCGATAATAGTCTTTCATTTTAATATCTTTGGGTTTATATTCTTCATAATATTTAATATAAAAATCATTCATGGATATTTTAGGTTTCTCTAGTTTCTCATTAATCTTATTATGAATGAAATGCATCCATCGAATAAATGAGTCGCGGGAATCTAAATATGCTGTTACAGGATATTCATCTAACAATTTACTAAAGTGGCTGCCCATTGCTTCAACTGGAATAAATATAGGTAAACTTGTGATAAATTCGTAATATTTCTTTTTGGTCACTTCATTTGGTCTTATAGGATAAGTCATCGCAATTGTATGTAAAAAGAACCAATAATGTGGCCCCCAAACAGTGGGGTCTAAACCAGAAGGAGAAGGTGAAGGTTGATTAGTTTTTCCAGGCATCTAAATTAAAACAACATAAAAACAACTTTATAATAACACATATAGTTTTATTATAAAATGAGTAAAAATAATGTATGTAATAATTGTGGCAAACAGGGGCACTTATTTCACCAGTGTAAGTTGCCTATAACAAGTTACGGCATAATACTATTCAGGTCAAGTGATAAAGGTCTCCAGTTTCTAATGATACGTCGTAAAGATAGTTTTGGTTATATTGATTTTATTCGTGGTAAATATATACACCATAATGTAGAACATTTACAGAGCATATTTAATGAAATGTCTGTAACAGAAAAGGAAAATATAAGAACAAATACATTTGAATCATTGTGGTTAAAAATGTGGGGTATTACAAATATTGGTAATCAGTTTAAGAGTGAAGAATTAGCATCTCAGAAAAAATTTGATTTACTGAAGACTGGATTACAAATAAATGATGAAACAATTTCCATAGATACGTTAATATCATCGAGTACTACTAATTGGGCTGAGACAGAATGGGAATTTCCAAAAGGCCGGCGAAATTTTTTAGAAAAAGACCTAGATTGTGCCTTAAGAGAGTTTGAAGAAGAAACTGGTTATTCTAAAGATAGAATAAAAATAATAGAAAATCTTATGCCATTTGAGGAGATATTTATAGGGTCAAATCATAAGTCATATAAACACAAGTATTTTTTGGCATATATGGAGGACAATATAGATTTACTTGAGAGCTTTCAGATGACAGAAGTGAGCAAGTTGGATTGGAAAACACTAGAGGAGTGTTTGGCATCAATTAGACCATATAATTTAGAAAAAAAACAACTAATTTTAAATATTAATAAAGTATTACAAGAATATAGATTATATTAATAATATATAGTAAACAATGGACAAAGAAGTAGATGAAAAAGACTTAGAAGTGCCAGTCGCAGATAAAGACAAAGTAGTAGAACAAAATATGATAGAGGAAGAAGCAGAAGACAAGGACATTTGTAGTAACGTATATAATCCAAAATGTGGGACAAATAAGGAATTGTTAAAGATGGAAGAGGAAAATATGATTGAAGCAAAGACAAATCCAAATGACGACCCATTCTTGTATCCAAATTTAAATGACCCAAACTTTAATATTAAAATTAATAACAAGAAGGAGTTTAGCAATGCCAAATATGATGGTACAATTGATAATGTTGAGAAACGGGCCGAAGAGCTAAGCAAAGTTGAATACGAATTACTGCCACAACAAGCATTTGTTAGAAATTTTATGTCTTTCCAAACACCCTATAATAGTTTGTTATTATTTCACGGGTTAGGTTCAGGCAAGACGTGTAGTGCGATTGGTGTATGTGAAGAGATGAGAGACTATTTAAGACAAATGGGTATACCAAAGCGTATCATTATTGTAGCTAGTCCAAATGTTCAAGATAATTTCAAACTCCAATTATTTGATGAGCGTAGACTGAAAGAAGTGGACGGTATTTGGACAATGAAAGGGTGTTTAGGGAATAAATTATTAAAAGAGATTAACCCAACTGGCATGAAAGGATTAAAAAAAGAAAAGGTCATACAATTAGTGAAAAATATAATAAATTCATCCTATTATTTTGTTGGTTACACGCAATTTTCAAATGACATTGTTAGAAGCCAGGGTACTGTTGATTCAGAAGAGGCAAAACGGCGCAATTTAGAAAATGAATATAGTGACCGTTTAATTGTGGTGGATGAGGTACACAATATAAGAATTTCGGACGACAATGAGAACAAAAATGTAGCAAAAAACTTGATGTATTTGGTTAGTGTTGTAAGCAATTTGAGACTATTGTTACTATCTGCTACACCAATGTTTAATAGCTATAAAGAAATAGTATGGCTTCTGAATTTAATGAATATGAATGACCGCAGGGGGATTGTTGGTATTTCTGATATATTTGACACAAAGACGGGTGAACTAACACCTGAAGGTAGTAAGTTGCTTGTAAAAAAGGCAAATGGTTATGTTTCTTATGTTAGAGGTGAAAACCCATATACATTTCCATTTCGCGTATACCCAAATAAATTTGCTCCAGATAATTGTATTAAAAGTATAAAAGAGTATCCAGAGTATAATTTAAATGGTAAATTAATTGATGATGATAAAAAGATTAATAAATTAGAATTATTTGTAACACATATTGGCAGAGTTCAAGAAATGGGTTATAGATATATAATGAATAATTTGTTATCAAGAGAATCTAGAATAAGAACTACTAAAACAGGACAGGAGCGTATAATACCTGGATTCAGAGAACTAAAGTCATTTGGATATACTGATTTGATGTTGCCATTACAAGCATTAAATATAATATACCCACATGACAATTTGAATGATTTCGATTTAGAACCCGTAAAATACTCAACTGGATTATCAGAAAAGGAAGTTGATTTTATAGATGATATATCACCATTAAAAACAGATACAGGAGATGTAATAGAAGAAATAGATGATGTTATAATGATGGGACCATCATTAACATTAGAGAATAAAGAAGAAGTTGTAAAGGATGAATTAGAAGAAGAAAATGTAGAAGACAAACTGATACAAGTACCAAAACCAAAGGCTGTTAAAACGAGAAAAAATGCTAAACAACTAGTTAAAATAAATGATAAACCAGCAGCTAAACCAGCAGCTAAACAAAATAAAACCAAAAAAGTTACTTTTACAACAGATGCGCCTGTATTAGAAGTAGAAAAAGAAGAAGGTATACATATTATTGAAGGAGACACAGTATCGAATGAAGCAACAATAAAGAATCAAATGGCGGAAATAGGAGAAAAAGAAATAGGCGGAGCCAGACCCAAAAAAGCAGTTCAAGCAAAAGCATTAGAAGTGGTAGCTCAAGCACAAAAATATATAAATCCAAAGGAATTAACTGGTGGAGAAGGATTAAGAAGTCTTATGAATTACGAAGATAGCAAAACACCATCTGTAAAAGGTTCATTTGAATACAAGCCCGGTAAGCCGCATATTTTTGAGACCGATAAGATTGGCGATTATAGCGCAAAAATAGCAAATGTATGTGACTATATATATAATAGTAAGGACAAAGTAGTATCCGATGGTATTATATTAATTTATTCTTCTTATATTGACGCAGGTTTAATTCCAATGGCACTCGCATTAGAAGAAATGGGTTTTACAAGACATAATGCGAAACCATTGTTTAAAACGCCACCCAAACCAGTAGTAGATGTGCGAACAATGGGACCGCCAAAAAATAAACGTGATTTCAAACCAGCTAAATATGTAATGATAACTGGTGACCCGCGCTTATCGCCAAATAATGATGCGGATGTGAAGTCTATAACAAGTGATAATAATATTTTTAATAAAGAAACAGAACAGGATATTTCAGGTCAATTAATTAAAGTCGTATTAATTTCACAAGCAGGTTCAGAAGGTTTGGATTTCAAGGCAATCAGACAAATTCACATATTAGACCCGTGGTATAACGTAAATCGATTAGAGCAAATTATCGGCAGAGGCGTGCGTAATTTTTCACACAAGGATTTGCCATTTTTAAAACGAAATGTTCAAATATTCTTATATGGAACCTATTTAACAAACACTGAAGAGGAGTCAGCTGATTTATATGTATATCGTATTTCGGA